AACTAAAATTTGACCTGTATTTGGTTGTAATCTTAATGCTCCACCTGCTATTGATGTACCATAGTATGTTTGAAGTTGATACCAACTATCAGTTATTGTTCCACCAACACTTTGTATAGAAAATCCTGCATTACCACCTGAAGCCGGATTTGCATCAATTAGAACAATTTGTGCAGCTACTCCTGAAGTATTCTTTATAAGTAAACCTCCATTTATGTCTAACTTAAATTGAGCTGAGTCATATGGAGAAGCCGTATTTACACCAATACTACTTCCTCCATCATACAATAAACTATTAGTTAAAGTATATGTACCATTTATTTTAGGAATATAGTTTGATGTCCAAGTGCCACTCGCAAGAACCGGATTGGTTAATGCTGATTGTTTATTATTAAAAGTATTCCAATCAGTACTACTTAAGTATCCATTACTTGCAGTACCTGATTGTGTAATGCTTATTGCACCTGTTCCACTATTATAACTAATTGGAGCCGTTCCACTTAATGAACTTAACGTAATAAAGTTAGCACCATTGGTTAACTGACTTGTATTAGTTGGTATAGTGATAACACCTGTAGTGCTATTATAAGCACCACTACCTGCTGCAAATGACAATGCCGCACGTGCACGTGTATCTGTATAATATAAATTTGTGACTCCTTCCGAAATATTGTCAGTAGTCAAACTAACAGCACCTGTCTGTCCGTTTACACTTACTACAGCGTCAGTATTATCTACCTGCTGCCATACACCACCATTAAATATCGCCCAATCACCCACAAACCAATCTGTTATTCCATCAAGATTTGTAGTACCCGCCACTGAAACAATGTAGTAATATCCTTGCGTACCAACTGAACTTGTTAATGTAGGTGTGTTAGTAGCTGCGTTCCACGTTCCTTGATATATTGACCCACCAATAAGTCCGTTTACTTGGTTTTGTAATTTTCCAAAAGCAGTAAGCATCGTATCAGTTGCAAGCACTGTTCCTCCTGTGATATTAACACCGGTAAGAATTTTTCCTGTTACCGCAGCATTATCTAAAGTAACTGCAGCAGCACCGGGACCTGTTGCCGTAGCCTCACCCGTAAGCGAAGTAATATAGTTACCGGCTACTTGCTTATTATTAAAAGTCGTCCAATCAGTTGAACTTAAATATCCATCCTGACTTCCGCTTGATTGCTGAATTGTTATGTTTGGAGTAGAGCCACCACTTGAAAATAAAGGAGAAGTAGCTGTAACGCCACCTACCTTGGTATTGAATGTTGACCAATCTGCTGCACTTAATGCACCACGATTAGCAGCACTTGCTGTAGGTACGTTTAATGTAATCACAGGAGTTGTTGTTCCTGTAGCTACAGATGAACTTAAATCAGTTCCTGTTGTTCCTAATGTCAATGCAGCTACTGATGTAACTGTACCAACACTCCAACTCCTATCTGCACTCAAGTCATATTGAGTACCATTAATAGAAAGTAATCTTGATGTAGGAACATAACTGCCTGCCGGCTGCTTGTTATTGAATGTGTTCCAATCTGTAGAAGAAAGGTATCCATCTGTAGAAGCACCTGCTTGCGTAATACTAAATGTTCTATTTGCACTCAAATCACCGCCACCTTGTAAAGGAGCCGTAGTTGAAATAGTTGTTGCAGCATTTGCAGGAGTATATCCTAATATGCCACCAATAGTATTTAATTCGTATCTGCTATTCGTAATATTCCAATAGATACTTTGGTTAGCTGTAGGACTTGGAGCATAAACGTTGTGCAATTCCCCAAGTTCGTAACCCGTATCAATTGCCATATAAATCTTACCATTGTTGGCGTGAGCATAAGTCACGTATCCAACGGTAACTGCGTGATTAGGTGCTACCGGTCTAACATTTGTTAATTGACCCGCAACTGAAGTTGAAACATATAGAATATCTCCATCAACCCAAGTCTCACCTTGTAGGCTACCTGTAGTATTAATATTTTTAACCTCACCAAATGCAGTAACAAAACCTTCTTGATTTACAAGAATGGTTTCAGTAACTAATCCTATAACCTCTGTACTATTGTTCTCATTATTGCCTTGTGCCAAGACAACAGCAAGACGCTGTCCTTGTGCTCCACCTTCTGCAACTTTTCTTACTCTTACAACTTGATAGTTTGCTTCAAGTAAGTCAATGCCTGATTTGTTTACTACTCTTGAAACATTCTCTTGACCGATTTGAAGTGTAACATTGTTACCCATCAAACGTAAATCCATTGTTCCATCTATAGAGTTCCACTGCATACGCCCAACCTGTAAAGCACCCGTAGGTGTTAAGTCAGCTTGGAAGTATCCTGCAGAAATACCAAACTCCCCAAGGTCAACATTGGTAGTTGCTCCTGTGTAAGGTACAAATCCTGTTAATCCCGGGAATGTTTGTAACGCACCCGTTCCATCAATGTACTCAAGTGTTGTACCGGCTCCCGTAACGGCAATCGTACCATTGGAAGTTAATGGGCTGTTAGCGACACTAAATGCTGATGGCATACTTACACCAACAGAAGTAAGACCTGTGTCTAAATCAGTCCAAGAAGCAGTAATTGTATTACCGTCTTGTTCATTAAGCGTTAATGTTTTTGTTGCTGTACCTGTAACTGCAGCGCTTACAATACTTCTATCATATGCTGTATTCCAATTGCTTGAGTTGTCAGTAATATATGAAATGGTTCCTGCTGTAGACTTAACTAAGCCGGTTCCACCTAAAGCATTTTGCTTGTTATTAAAAATAGTCCAATCAGCAGCGCTAAGGTATCCATCCACCAAAGATGTTGCTTTAGGAATACTAAATGCACCTGTCAAATTATTATAAACTAAAGGACTACTTACACTAAGTGAGCCAAGTGTAATATAGCCTGCTCCGTTTAATATTTGATTATTGTCAGTAGGAATAGTAATAGCACCTGATGTATTATCATATGCTCCACTACCCGGTAAAAAACTAAGTGCTTGTCTTGCTCTACTATTTAAAAAATATAAATTAGTTGTGCCTTCAGGTATATTGTCTGTTGTAAGACTTACTGCTCCTGTAAATCCATTTACTGAACTTACTGACTCAGTATTGTCTACTTTTTGCCAAGTACTTTCGCTAAATATAGCCCAATCTCCTACTTGCCAATCAGTAATACCATTTAAGTTGGTATTACCTGCCACATTAACAATGTAATAATGACCTTGCACACCAACGCTACTTGTTAAAGTAGGTACGTTTGCACTTGCATTCCAAGTTCCTTGGTAAACAACCCCGCCTACCAATGCATTGATTTGACTTTGAGTCTTACCAAGTGCTGTAAGGATGCTATCACTTGCATTTATTGTACCTGCAGTTGGGTTAAATCCTGTAAGAACTTTGTTAATTACAGCAGAGTTACTAAGAGTAACTGATGCCGCTCCGGGACCACTTGCAGTAGCTTCTCCTGTTAATGCAGTAATGTAATTACCTGCATTTTGCTTGCCATCAAATGTAATCCAATCAGCAGCACTTAAGTAACCTGCTTGATAACTTGCTGCTTGCTGAATGCTAAATACACCTGTTGCACTATTAAATAATAATGGTGATGTTGCAGAATAAGCAGGTAATGCTACCCATTTAACTCCTGTAACAGTGCTTGATAATACATTACCTGATGCTCCTACACCTCCATCTTCATCTGTAATAGTTCCATCAAATGTGATATTGGTATTGATTGTTGCAGTATTTGTATTAACATCTAAAACCTCAAGATTAGCACTTAATAAAATGTCAATAGAAGAAGTATTACCTTCTGTTAAGACTTGTTCTAAATTCGGAGTAAAGATGGGTGGCAATGTGAACCACTCCACACCATCACCTGTGCTCGTAAGAACCTGACCCGCTGTTCCAACAGAATCAGCAGAGTCAAATAAACTACCTACTAAGTGAGTCTCCTCATTTAGATAAGTTATAAATAAATTTGCAGTATCAGTTACGTCAAGATTAGTTGTAGTAATAGTCCCAAACAAGTTAATGTCTTGTGTAGCTGTATTTCCATAATCCAAAATACCTTGCAAATTATTTGCAGGTATTACAGGAAGAAATACTTCTAACAATTCCTGTAAGGTAAAGTTATACGTTACATCTTCTATCTCACCACCAACACTTGTACCAATTAGCTTATCGGCTAATTTAGGTATAGGAACAACTTCGTATGTACTAATCTTTGACATCCGCTAAGAATTTTTAATAGACAATCTTCAAATTGTCTCCTGTTCTATAAATTTGACCTGCTGTTAATCCACCCAATAAAGCTGCAGCATTATCTGCATACTGAGGTACGTTAGCAATTACAATTGCCGGAGCATTAAAGTTCGCTTGAAACAACGCTAACAACTCGGCACCTGTAAAGTTATAGGTTGCATTTGCAGGTGAATTACCAACTCTTGTACCTACAAGTTTATCATTTAACTGCGGCAAAGCATTGTTAGGATATGAATTAATTTTTCCCATCTTCTTTTTGTTTTACTTCCCCTGTCTGCATATTAATTACAGAGTTAGGACCATATTTCTCAATAAGAACTTTCTCATTGTTAGCAAAAGCCTCTCTGATTTTCTCTGCTTGAGCAATAAGCCCTTGCTTCTGTAACTCAAGGTCTCCAAGATTAATCTTAATCTTAGTGTACTCCTGTGTTCCTGTTTTGATAAAATCTAATTCTTCTGCTGTCAAGTTTACTGTTTCGTTTGTCATTTGATTTGATTTATTTACTTTGTAGAGTAGTACAAAGTATATCTTCTATTTCCGTACTACTCTACGGAGTGACTTAATTTTTTAAGTTATACAAATATAGTAAATAAAAATTATCATTTTCGTCCGAACCTCCATATAAGCCATAGACAAATAGGTATAAGGCATAACCATATGTAAAATAGATAATTTGCTTTCTTTTCAGTCTTCTTCTCAAATCCCTTCTCGTTAACGTCTTTTTTTAATGAAATTTGCTTTTGACTTGATTGTGTAGTCACTACTTTGGTAGTGTCTACCAATGATTTTCGTACTTTTTTTATCTTTATAACAGCATTAAAATACTTAGTTTCTCCTATAACAATAGGCTTGGCAGTGTCAATAGGAGTTACCTCTATTTCCTCACTACTATCAGTAATAATAATAGCGTTTTGCTGAACTACTACGCTATCTTTCTTTTCTACAGCTACGCTGTCAGTATATGTTTGTGTTTGAGTCTTAGTTACAGCCACCTTCCTTGCTGCACAAGAGAATAAAAGGGAAATAACTAACGTCAATATAAAGTATTTCCCCATAGGTATTAGATTAGGACAAAGCCATTCTTGTCAACCTTGTCAGTTTTATGTAATTGTTGCAAATCTACAATAGATTTACCAAATGTTTTTTGAAAATGTGGAGCGTCTACAAATCTCCAATCACCACCCCACTCCCATCCGTATCTTTTAAAGATGGCTACAACTTCCTGCCAATCTCCTTTTTTATCTCCATCAAAGTCGGACTTGGTGTCCCAACTTGCTGACTCAAATGTACCATTACCGTCTTTATCGACAAGTAGTACAATGTCAATCGCTAGTCCATAGTTATGATAAGACTGACCACCTCTAGCTTTTGTTACAATAGCTCCCGCTTTACTTCTACCTTGAGCATATAAAGCGTCTTGTTCTGAAAATGTTCTTAAAGTATGGGAGAATCTGCAAGCAGCTTTTCCTGTTAATTCTTTTACAATATCGTCATATAACAAGATTGCCTCATCTCGTAGTTTGGGATGAAGCAATTTTATTCTTTCTAAAGTCTTTTCGTCTTTCATTTTATATCGTTAATATCAGTTTTTATCTCTTTGGCTCTACTTAATATTTTCTTTAATATCTTCCAAAAATCTACCTTAAAAGCCTCTTCAATATTTTCTTTTATTGATACCAACTCAATAAACATCAACAGTATAGCACATATTTTAGTAAACATATATTGAAACCCAAATGCGTGCATTATAAATTCATTCAACAAATACTTATCCATTAAAAACAAAAACAATATACATACTTCGTATAATAACATCTTGCTTACAATATTCGATAACTTTCTACTTCTGACACTTTTCCATCCAAATATCTTAATTGATTTAAAGATTCCTGTAATTGTGTCAAGGATTATAGCTGATGCCACTGCAATCAGCAATCCGTGTATCGGAGCAAATAAAAGTAAAATAGATGCTATAATGTATTGTAAGTATTTCATCGTCCTTGCCCTCGGTATTGTTTTTTATATAATTTGCTTGTCTTGGTTTTACTTGTTTGCGTTTTTGCTGCAAGCCCTCTTTTTTTAGGTTTCTTTATATAAGAAACACCACTTGTTGCTTTTGCCATAAACCTTTATTTTACCAAAGTGCGTTAATAAGTGTTGCTGTTGTACCACTACCGCTTGAGTGAACCTTTACTACCTGTACAGGTAATACTGTTCCTACAGGAACTGCAGTGAATGTAACTATGTCTTGACCAATGGTTGTAACTTTTACATTACCTGCACCACCAACAAACAAGAAACATCCTTGATTGCCAATAGTTGTTTGAGAACTTGCTTGATAGATAGTGTATGCTTTACCGCTTGCAGCAAAGATGTCATCGTTTAATAATAAAGCTGTTTGGCTTACAACAACAAGAACTGTTGCCGCAGTGCCATCAGTAGTGTTATATACGATGTCACCTGTCTTAACATTATTGGTTTCAAATGTAGCTGCACTATCTATAAGAGATGCTACACTAACAGATGTATTTGTTCCGCTTGCATTTGTTGCAGGGTATGGCACGTTTGCGTTGTCCGTAGGGATAACAGCTAATGCTCTTGAAAATGTTGTTTTAAAAACTGACATATTTTTATTTTTTATCTTGATAAGGAAATACTCTATTCAATGCGTCTTTGCGTCCTTTGCATCCACAATCTTTACCTGTTACTTTAGCTACAGTTTCAACCACCTTCTTAATTCCGGTAGCTGTTGTGAACTTCTCAATAGTATCGCCAAGACCTTTGCTTTTTTTTTCTTCTTGTTCCATTTGATTTGATTTAATATTTTCCTTTACGACCTTTAGGATTACTTGTTGTTGAACCACCCGGACCTGCCCATAAGTTTTTACACGCCCAATATCTTGGAGTTAATTTATCTGTAGCTGTATCGCAACTATGTCTTGCTTTAAAACTTTTACGAGCAGCAGCAGAATAATTATTCCCATATCCCTTTGCTCCAAAGTGGAGGAGTTTCTCCTCCCCATTGGAACAGGCTTTAACCATCTTCTTCTTCCCCGGTCTATCCGAAGCAGTAGGACGGTTACATTGCATTTTTGACTTATCAGCCATATAGATTAGTTTCTAAAATCACGTCTTGCGTGACCCGGATGCTCAACTACTTTCTTTGGTTCAGGCATTGCATATGCATCTTTAGGAGCAACTGCTTTCTTTACTTCAGCTACTAACTCTTCAGATACAACAACGTCTTCTTGAATTACTTCATCAATTAATTTTGACTTTGCCATAACTTTTGTTTTAAAGATTAATACATTGCTTTTTTAGTTGCACCTTTACCTGCACCTGTAATCTTTCCTTTAGAAGGAACACCACCTACCATACCTAATGCTTTTACTTTGATTGCACCTTTGATTGATGGTCCACCGCCTGAAGGCATTTGCATTCTTGATGAAGCGGGTAAATTTGGAGTTGACTTTGCCATTTTTTTAATTTTTATTTTTTTTATAATGATTGTAAACCTTGTAAACCTTTTAATCCTTTAACACGACTAATAGCACTTTGCTTAGTAGCTTTAGCCCTACCTAGTCCATCTTTTAATCTCTCTTTACCTTCTTGCATAGCTTTAATTTTTCTTGCTTGCTCATTCTTGAATGTAATACCATTCAATGTTTCTTGAAGGGTCTCTACTTTTTTGCCTTGTACCATAAATTAAAATTATTAACTTTACAGTACAAATGTAATAAAATTTAATGAAATGAAATCACCACCAAATGATTACCTAAAATTTTGGAGGGTCATCAGGTACTATATGAAGGCAAAACACGGATTGGGTCAAGCAGACTTAGACATTATCCTGTTCCTTTACTCTGAAAGCTACTTCGGAAGAAAAGACTTTGATAGATTTGCTGAACTTGTAAGTTGGGAAGTAGATAGATTTGTTAGACTACACCAAGAAGGATGGATTGAAACATTTAGGAAAGGACGTGGACCACGCTCTAGGGCACTATACCAATTGTCATACAAGGCTACCCGTGTCGTTCTTGACATCTATAGAAAACTAAATGGGGAAGAAATCCCCACTAGCTTGTCTTCTAATCCTATGTTTGCTAAAAATGTAAAGTATAGCGATAAAGTCTATCGTAATATGATTTTAGAAATGAACAAGTACCAAAAAGCAAAACGAGTAGTAGCAAGAACTTCTCCCAAAGAAGAAGACTAGATAACTACTACCACATCCCTTTCGGATATAATCGTATACTGAATGTCATCAATCAGCATTGTAAAGCTGTGTGCCTTGTCGTAGTACAACTCATCTCCTTCGTCAATTACTGACACGTCAGTGCCGGATGCTATTACCGATGCACGCTTATATCTAAGCTGATTAGTGTCTTCACCCGATAATATTAAACCACTTTCAGTGGTTATTGTCTCTTGGATATCTTTGACGATAATGTATTTGCCTATTGGTTTCATTTTGTTTTGTTTTATTTCCAATGATTATTTTCCATCTCCCACCAAAAAGTTAGGTCCTCTGTACTATCGTTATAATACTCACCGACATAGTTTGAGTTATAAGCAGAACCTACATTCTCAAACATTGCCACCGTATAAATATCTGTGATACCTCTTTGCTTTAAATAATTATCCAAAAAAGTATAGTTGCCACCTCTGATAACCCCGGCTTCAACTAATAATACCCTTTTGTTTTGCAGTTTATTCCCATAAACAGCCATAATATTATTTAGTTCACCCAAGTATTTATCGTCCCAATGCTCGTCAGGATAGGGTACATCGACCCCAAACCCATCACAAATCTCCCCATTTGAACTAAGTAAATGCCTTAAAGCCTGACCAATTATGGATGAATAGTCTGTAGATACTGTTATGATAACTGTATTGTCAGCACTAAACCCATCCGTAATTAGTTCAGATGCTATCATTTCTATCAAGAACTGCTCGTCATTAAACGAGACGTTTAATATTTTTTTATTGCTGTTGCTCATATGTACGTGCCATTGTAATGATTGCATTAGTGCTAAGAATTGTTACTGCTACACTGACAGCATTTTGTAACGCTGACCTTGTAACTTTCAACGGGTCAATAACACCCATCTCAATCAAGTCACCCATCTGACCGGTCTTCAAATTGTACCCGTGACCAACCGGAGTGCTATCCTTGTAAACATCACTTGGTTTAAGTCCTGCGTTCGTAAGTATCTGTTGGAATGGAGCCATAAGTGCATCTCTCAAAATGTGAAGTGCTGCATCATATTCCTTACTTGCCTCAGCATATGTGAACAAATCTGCTGACTCATCAAGTAATGCTTTGCCCGCACCCGGTAATATCCCTTCTTCAAGAGCAGAACGAACTGCACAAACAGCGTCATCAACTCTGTCATACAACTCTTTTTGCTCAAGGTCAGTCTGACCACCTACAAAAATTACGCCTATGCCACCCGTAAGTGATGCAATACGCTCTAACAAAAAATCTTTGTCACCTTTTTTAGTTGCTTCTTTGTGTGCGTCCCATAACTGCTTAACTCTTTCGTCAACCAAAGCCTCGTCAGCCTTCGCTGTACTTCTTATAATCACCGTCTTATCTTTGCTAACTATTACCTTACCTGCGTGACCCAAGTCTCCGTAGTTGATATGGCTTAAGTCATCACCCGTCTTCTCGCTATAATAAGTTGCACCTACGCTAATTGCAATGTCTTGCATCAACTCGTGCTGCTTATAACCAAAGTTTGGTGGAGGCACTGCCACCACTTTCAAATTCCCCTTAACTGAGTTCGCTGCAAGCGTGTTCACTACATTCGTGTTGCACGGAGAAATGATAAGTAACTTCTTGCCTTCTGAAATGATTGGTTTCAACACATTCTCAATTTGTAAAATATTCGCTATCTCCATATCACATACCAAAACCATAGTGTCTTCAAAGACACACTCGTCTTTTTTAGCATCATTGATAAACATCGGACTCAAATATCCTCTGTCAAATTTCAACCCTTTAGTGGTCTCTGCATACGTCTCATTTGTTTGGCTTCTTTCCACTGTCACAATACCCGTCTTACCCACGTCCTTATAAACCTCAGCTATAATCCTTCCAATCTCTTTGTCGTTGTTTGCAGATATAGCCGCCACGTCCAATAACATTGCACTACTGACCTTCTTTGCCTTACGTCTTAACTTGTCCACCACCTTGTTGCTTATGTCCACCATATGTCTTAATACCTCGGTTCTGTTCATATCCTCTTTGATATGCTCAAGTCCTCCAAGTACCAATCCCTCTGTCAAAACAATTGCCGTTGTCGTTCCGTCACCCGCAGCGGTAGCTGTTTTGTCTGCCGCCTCTTTCATCATCTTAACCGCAAGGTTCTCAGATGGGTCAATCAGGTCAATTGACTTAGCAACTGTTACACCATCCTTAGTAACCGTAATTCCGTGTGTGTGATGTGGACTCTCAATTAGTACAGTGTTACCACTTGGTCCGAGTGTTGACTTAACAGCCTTTGACATCTTAACGACACCACTAATAAGTTTCTTTCTTCCTTCTGAACCGAACTGCAAATCTTTGGGTGAGTACCCAATGCCTGATGTTTCTACCATTTGATTGAATTTATTTTAAATAAATACCACGCTATGCGTGCTATTGTACAAATATAGTCAACCTATGGTATATTAGCCACTATTTTATAAATATTTTTTAATATTAGGCGAAGACTAATATTCCAAGATAGAGAATTATCCTTTAGGGTTAGTAGGATTGTACCCTGTAATATTAAAATATCACAGTGCAATGTCGATTTTTAGGGGTGGAATGTCGATTTCTGCAGATAAAATGTCGATTTTAAAAAAGTTGACATTGGCTTAATATAATGAATACCAATTAGTTATCGTGTATTTATACAACATATGTCGGAAATGCAGAAAAAAATCCCCTACTACTTCTTATATATTACTACTTCTTCTTATTATTTTTAGTTCTATATTTTCTCTTAAAAATCGACATTTTCGACATTAAAAGAATAAAGTATTAATAATCAATAAGTTAGAAAAATAAAATCGACATAAAAACGACATAAAAACTGTCATAAAATGTCGATATTGACATTACAAGACAAAAAGAAACCCAATATGTAAATATCGGGTCTCTCTAATTGAAGGATAATTTAGTCCATCTCAGAACGAATGTTTCCCAAGAATACAGCCTCAGCCATCATCTGAACCTTCTCAGCTTTCTTGACAACCTTCTTAACATCGGCAGCTTGTCTAATTCCGGTTTGACCATCAGGGCGGTTATTAATCTCCATACCCTTGTTTACAGTCAAACCAAAACTCGCTCCCTTCTGCTGATAGATGCTGTTAGACAAATCCTTCTTGTAAACAGAATTTCCAAATTTTAGTTTCATAATAATTTTTTTTGAAGTGTGAAATATTTCAGAGTAAAGATAAAACTTTTTTTAGATAGTAGTAGTGTTGGGGCTATATAGCGGTTTGGCGGAGCGAGCCGCGAATCGAAAGTGATATTTTTTTTAGGGGGTGGGGGTCGGTTTCCAAAATTTCTTTCCGATATTTTTAGCTTTTTGGTGGGGCAATCAAGTAGCATATTGACTACGATAATCAGCACATAGAGTGCATCGTATTACGTACACTAATTAGCCACATTACGACAGCCTGATGCGAGACGATACACACGCACAACATCCCAAAAGAAAGTGTCTTCAACGACACTACAAGCCCTTTCAGGGGGAGGATAACGACCCGTCCTTCGCCTTAGTGCTTAAACGTTTGACCCAATCGCCACGTCATCCTGATTCAATCGCAGTGTGAATTAAAAAAATATTTTAAAAAAACTTTAATAATTATTTGGTGGAATAAATTATTGTACATAGATTGCACAAGCATTGAACAAACAATGTACTAATAATAAACCTAAACAATTAAAAATCAATCAGTTATGAGTAATCTACTCCAAATCGAAACAAGTTTCTTGAACTTGCCACAAATCAAGACAGCGTTGAATTTACAAGAGATTCGCAGTGTACAACGTACAATTCAGAATGGTCAGAAGAAAAAATTCGAGCAGACATTATCCCTATCAAAATTGGTATTGGGAGCAGTCAATTGGTTCGCATCGGAAGAGGGTCAACGTGTATGTGCTGAGGAGGGGATAGTGTGGAACAATGAGGCAATCGGATTAAAAGTTTTTGGATGGCAGAAGTCATTTTTCTACAAGGTGATGAAAGCCGGTAAATTGGATGAGGTGGTGGTGTCAACGTTCAAGGCAAAGTGTGATGAGGCAGAGGCACAAGGTGAGGAACCTAATCGTTCATTGGAGGGGCTGTTGAAGTTCGCAAAGAATGTACACGTTGAAGGAGGTGGAAGTGGTGAGGGAGAAGGTGGAGAAGGTGAGAGTGAAATGGGTGACCCTGAGACCATTGGTGTGGAGGTGAGAGTGCCAACGATATTCACTATGACCTACAAGCCTGAGGGAGGTGTGAACGTGAGCATCAGAGTGGATGCCAATGGCGTAGTTAAGACCAACAATGAGGGAGTGCAGATTGATGAGGCAATTGCATTTTTGAAGTTGATAATGGCTAACAATGGCATAGTGTAAGGTGTCCTCAAAGACACTATCTGAGAATGGTTTCAGGGATGTTCGATTCATCCCCTCAGAGCGAATCAAATTTTAAATTCAAAAACCACAATTTATGCAACAAGGAATCGTTTACGGATTGACGGGAGAGTCAGCAAGAGGTAACGCTCACACGAGGTACCACCACAAGCCTGACCCATTATTTTTGAACAAAACAAAGTTCAAATCTGATGTCAGCGGATTAAAAAAAGCACAGCTACGCCAAGCAATTTTGGAGACAGCTATGGAGATGACATCGAAGTTCACCATTGGAATGGAGGTGGAGAAAAACCAATTGCATAGAGGTGCAGTTAGGGAGTACGAAATTTTCTGCGGATTTGAGGAGGATGGTAGCTGTGGCTACGAGGCAGTGACACACGTGTTACCATTGTTACCATCAGGTGTATGGCGTACAAAGGTGTACGATATGATGCACAAGGCAGAGCGAATCATCGATGATAGGTACAGCCCATCTGATAGACGTTGTGGTGGTCACATCACCATAGCTGTGGAGGGATTGAATGGTGTGCAGTTGAATCGTGCTATCAGGAAGAATTGTGGCATCGTATTAGCGTTATTCAAAAAGAGACTGAACAGCAAATATTGTGGGTCAAATCGTAGGATGCAAGACCTGAGTGAGACCAACGTCAATTCGTGGGGAGGTGCATATGAGTATAGGTCAACACAAGCACACCACAAGTACCAAACAGCATTGGTGAAAGGTAAGTGTTTGGAGTTCAGAGTGCCGAGCAGATTCCAATCAGTAAAGCAGATGATGAGACGTTACGAGTTATTCTATGAGATAGTGAACTTTACTATCAATAGACCTAATGGCACACACGATGCGTTACTTAAAATCCTTAAGCCTATCGTACTATCAATGTACAATGGTGACGTTGACAAGACGGATGAGGTGATAGCGTTATCAAAGCATTTCAGGAAGTTCATTATGAGAGGTGAGATACACCAAGACATCGCCACCTACCTTGCGTAGGTGGTGGTAGCTGTGAATGGATGAGGATGCGTAAGCAGACTCGTTGAGGGTTCGATTCCCTTACACAGCCCTAAACCAAGTCCCGAGAGGGCAACAAAAATGCAACCAATAATCTACAACGGAATGACATTTCCGAACGAGAAAGCACTACACGAGTGGCGTATTATTTTCGAGTTCGACTATTTTATGGAGCAAGCAGAACAAAATTTATTAACCAATTAAATCTAATCAAGATGGACACACAAGAAAGGATGGAGTATGTACAAGACGTAATCGATAGACTCTTGTACTTAAAGGATGAAAAGCTAACCGAGTATCAGAACTACTTGGACGTATTAAAGGATGCCTATCCCATTGACGTAAAGATGGAGAATGGTATCAGAGTTTATCACACTAAAACCGAAGACAAATGAAAGAGTTAAAGTTCAGATGGCTGTGGGTTGTCTTATCAGACAACATTCAGTGGGGTGCTTTCAGGTACAAAAAGGAGGCACAAGCCTTTGCTATCAGAATAGGTGGCAAAGTGGAAGGAAAGCGAAAATTAATCACCGATAAATATTAACCAAAATGACAAAGGATTATCAACAAATGATGGAGGAGTTGTTCGTGGTGTACTACAAGCAATGCCCAAAGGAACGAATTAAGTATGCAATATACGACCCAACAAAGACTCAAGGGCATATCGTCTTAGATAATTGGATTGAGATTATCCACTTTACCAATTATCAGGGAGGGTATGCGATTAAGTTTGCAATTCAACGGGATAATGAAGAGTATTTTTTTAATAGTTATTTAGATGCTAAAAAATATTCAAGTATGCCTCTATACGAGTTCAATGAGTATGTATTATCAATCACACTTTAAATCAAATAAAATGACAAGACCAAGCGATGTGTGGGAGTGTGCAAGTTGCTCACGTCCACAAGGACGCCACGATATGTGGTTTGAGGATGACTTATGTGAAAGGTGCTACGAGAATCTGCCGAGGTGCAGAGGATGTGACACCAAAGATACCAAGCAGATAGTTGAGAGCAGATGCGATGCCTATGGGTATGGCACAGGGGATTGGTGCGACAAGTGTTATGACAGCAACAAGTACCCGTATCGTAAGGATAGGTACTTCGACCCATCGTATGCAGGTGAGAGGTTGGAGGATGATTACTAAAATAAATTTGGCAATGTCGAATTTATGTCTTATCTTCGTTCAATATCAGTTCAATAACAAGGGTTCTGTGTCTTCAAGGACACTGCCCACAAACAAATTTAGCTTATGTGTGTGATTATTATCAAGCAGAAGGGTAAGAGAATCCCTCGAGAGGTTGCAAAGACTTCAGCGAACATCAATCCCCACGGATTGGGTATTATTTGGTTGGACACGTTCGAGGTTACTTACCATCAGTCTACAGCCTACAAGTTGTTAGACACTGAGCGACCATTCATTGCTCACTTCAGGTATGCCACCATTGGTGCTATCAATAGAGAGAACACGCATCCATTCAGATGCGGTAACAACAAGCAAGAGTGGTTGATGATGAACGGAACGATTAAGAATCTCGGTGATGCCAAGAAGAGTGACTCAAGAGTGTTGGCGGAGAACTTAGGTGAGATACCAAGACACAAGTGGAAGCAAGAGTTGGAAGGGTATGAGTGTAGGTTCGTGTCAGTCAACACGCACAGCAAGACGTATCAGATTTACAACAAAGAGTTGTGGACTCAAAGAGATGGTGTGTGGTACAGCAAGGACAATGTCATTGAGGACAATTTAATTGCTGTTTACGGCACGTTGAAGAAGGGGTATAACAACTACTACAGCTACCTGAGTACGTCCAAATTTGTGGCTAATGGTGAGACCAAGGATAAGTATCCGCTCATAGTCAGTGGACTACCTTACTTGATTGAGGAGCGTGGAGTAGGTTACAATGTGGATGTGGACGTGTTCAGGGTGAGTAACACGACACTAAAGAATCTCGATAGATTGGAGGGTCATCCGGTGTGGTACAAGCGTAAGCAGATAGACATCAAGACCAAGACCGGAGTGCTTAAGTGTTGGGTGTACTTCAACATCAAAGAGACTGCGGGTGGTAAGGTGTATCACAAGAGTTATTCGCAGAAGGCGAAGCCCCTGAGTTTTTGGGAGAAGGAGGACGTGGTGGAGAGTAAAAAGTATGAGAGCATATTCAGTAACTATGGCTATGAGGAGCCTAAGAGTGTGTTCCTGACGAGTATATTGGACGAGGAGTGTGATGACTGCGAGTTCGACATAGAGAATGAAAAGCCTATATGTGTGAATTGCTTTCAGGACTTACAGCACGATGCGTTCTCAAATTATCATTGTAGTGGTTGCGATGAGTGGTTCACTGAGTCTGAGGTTTTACGATTCCAATCTTAGACTTGGCTTAGGGTGGTGTCCTCAAAGACACTGCCCTCCGTATCGAGATGAGTTGTCTCGACTGATGATTCCGAAAGGATGAAACGGAAAGTTAATCAAAACCACAAAAAATGCAAGTATTTAAAATCAACACGAGTGCGTGGGGGGAAGAAGACTTCTACCTTATGACATCCTTAGATGAGGAGCAAATCAAAAAAATCATTCAGCCAATGGTTGACTACGAAAGGGAGAATGACATTATGTACGACAACGAGGACTACATAAATGCTTTAGAGCAGAGGTATCCCAAGGCGACTATTAAACTTTATCAAGACTTTGAACTTATCACATTCTAAATTAAAAAAAATGAAAATTTCAACATCAATCAGGAAAGACGGATTCAAGTTAACAATATTGCCAACGATTCAATACTACTACGCCTATCGTAATGTAGTTTTTGTATGGCTTAACTATGAATTGCAAATCCATATCATATGACAAAAGAGTTATTATCAGTCATAGCTAATATGCTATTTTTTATTATGATATCACTGCCTATAGCTATTATGCTGTATGCAGTGGTAGTTGTAATGAGTTTAGTAAAAGAGTTAATAATCAAAACCAAATCAATATGTCAAAAAATCACTACGAGATGACACAGAGTGCTACGGCACAAATCGAAATCGACTTTCTTCGGGATGAGGTAAAGCGATTAAAAGAAAAGTTAAATGACGTGGCAACAGCACGTGCGTTACTAAAAAGCAAAGGGTACTTTACTGAGAACCTATGGTGCGTTGATGACGTCACTCAAAACTACAAGTGTAGTCGTGACAAGGCTTACGATGTGCTTGACAAAGCAATGAGTAACGAGGCAACTATAAACCAAATCTTTTTTGCCATCGATGATGTATGTGACGATTTAGAAATCAAAAAATTAAAAGACTAATGAAAAGTAAAAAAATGCCGATAGCGGTTAAAAAGCAAGTTGATATGTACTTTCTTATGCTCTATGAGTTTATGGGAGACTTTCAGGAGAAGCTAACAAAGGAGTACGAGGCTATTCCAAAAAGAAAAAAGAAATTTAGCTACGAACAATTCGTGGTTGCTGTATTCACTAATTTAATATTAAAGTAAAATGGAAAATCAAATCAATGGTACGCCAAAGGCGACCTTCTATCTAAACGAGTTGGCATCAGAGATGACAGCTTTATTTATCGAAATCAAGTACGAGGGGCAGAACGTCCCCTTGTACGACATCAACAAAGATGAGGACGACAATGGAGAGATGAGTTACACTGAGAAAATTCAAGACGAGTTTAACGAGGTGTATGACAAAGTGGAATCATATTTAATGGAAAATAAAATCAACTAAAATGGAAAATCAAAAAACAACAATCGAAGTAAACGTATGTTTTTACGTGGATGAGGCGACAGGTAAGAAGGTTTATGACTTTGAAGAGATGGCTGATGAGTTTGAGCAGAAGCTATCCGAGTTAGATGAAAGCGTAGTAGTAATGGTATCAATTCAATAAAATAAAATCAAATAAAATGGAAATCAAAATCATCCAAGGAGTAAAGCGAGAAGTCTTAGAAGATGTTTTCGTAACAGCATTAGAAGGTGGCAGTAACTATTGGTACTACCTACCTGAGGATTCAATCAAAGCAATCCGCAAAGCGGTACCTAAGAGCGAAGACCCGTATCTTAGCACAGCCATTTTAAAGGCTATTTTAGACCACGATGTAAAGGTGCCTATCAATGATGCCGAGAACGAAGATGAGGTCATAGGCGTCATTACACGTGGCACTATGCAATCACGATTGCAGTTGCTTGCAGATAGTTCAAACAAGTGGGCATTAGAAAGACACATTAAAGAAGAAGGGGACGCTGAGTCTGCTGACATTGTGTTCCAATACCTAACAATGGGTGAGGTTGTTTATGGGTAATTTATTAAAAATTTAAATTTAAAAAAATGGAGAAGTTTATTGACAGCGGTAGGTTTACAAGAAAAATGGCATTCCTTGATAAGAATCCAATGGAGAAGTTGCTTGATGATTGCACTGACGTAGTTCAGTACGAGGGTGGTGCATACATACAAGTTTTAAAGTCGGGTATATTTTATTTAGATGAGAGTTTCAGCAGTCGCTCACTTGATGAAGCGGAAGTAAAATTGTTGGAAAAAATTAACAAATAAATGAACGATATGTGAACATATTGTCGTATGTTTGTTGTCTTAAATTAAATTATATTATGAAACACGATGTTTTCAATCAGTACGTAGAAAGGGTTTCAGACTTGTTTGGAATAAGCAAGGACGAAATCTTTTCTAAGTCGAAGAAGAGGGAGTTGGTAGATGCAAGGCATCTTGTGTACTACCTATGTTCAAAGAGACCTATGCAAGTTACCTATATCCAAAAGTATATGAACGAGGCGGGGTATGACATTAAACACTCATCCATTATCCACGGCATCTCTGCGGTTGAGCAGAAGATTGCAGAAGACAAGGACTATGTCTCAGTGGTGAAGGATGTAGAGAGGGCAGTTTTTATTTAGTCGGTTATCAATCTATCAAATCAAATACAATCAAATCAAATGGAAAAGAAACTTCCGGTTTTCGAGAGGCTATCCGCCATCAACGTCAATGACCACGTTGAAAAGAAAAGCAATCTAACTTATTTATCTTGGGCTTGGGCTTGGTCAAAGACAAAGACCGAGTGTCCTGATGCCACGTACAAAATCTTAGAGACCGAGTATGACGAGGCTCTTGGATTTATGTGCCACACTAATGTAACCATCGAGGGCGAGACGCTTGAGATGTGGTTACCGGTGATGGATGGTGCGAACAAGTCAATGAAGAAGACTGAGTACAGCTATAGTTCACGCTATGGCGACAAGAAGGTCGAGGCAGCGACAACATTCGACATCAACAAAACCATTATGCGTTGCTTGGTTAAAAACTTAGCGATGTTTGGGTTGGGGATTTATATCTATGCCGGTGAGGATTTACCTGAGGGAGAGACAAACGTGAAGCCTACAGCCCCATCACAGCCATTGAAAGAGATGAAGGCAGATGGGTTACCTGACTTAAAGAAGGGTACTGAGAATTGGGATGCTGTTGTGAAATACGTAACGGCAAACAAGTCGTTAGGTATTACAAAGATTGGTGCTCAGTTGGTACGCAAGTACAAGGTAAGCCCTACGTTAAAGAAAGAAATTGCTAACCTAATAACAGCAGAATAATGGAAGAGCAAGTATCAGAAATTATAACGTTGCTCAGAGATGACAACGAGTATTACAATGGGTATGGCAAGAACTATTTATCCAATTCAGACATAGGTGTGTTGCTCAACAATCCTCAGGACTTCGGTAAGACCCGTGAGGACAACAAAGCATTTATGGATGGCAGATACTTTCACCAATTAATCTTGGAGCCTGAGAAGGCGAAGGCTATGCCATTTGTAGATGTGAGCACACGTACAACGAAAGAGTATAAAGCATTCTGCGAAGATAATAACCTACCATTTTGTATGTTAAAGAAGGAGCAAGATGAGATTCAAAACCTTGTAAGTATTATCAATGGGAACATTGCGTTCTATGATGAGATTTACAAATCAGGTAATGAGTACGAGACTCCGGCAGTTGGAACGATTCAAGGAAGGATGTGGAAAGGGAAGGCGGACATCGTTACGGACAATGCAGTGATTGACCTTAAGACTACAAGCGACATTCACAAGTTCAAGTACACTGCTAAGCAGTACAACTACGATAGTCAGTGTTATATTTATCAGGAGTTATTTGGTAAGCCATTAGTATTCTATGTAATTGACAAGGGCACCGGAGTTCTTGGTATCTTTAGACCAACGGAAGAATTTGTAAAAGGTGGCGAAATAAAAGTAGGAAGAGCGATTGAGATATATGATAAATATTTTAGTGCTTACCCATCAGACGATATAGTTAATTACTACATTGACGAGTACTTGTTATAATATTGCACCCCCGAAGCAAGTGTCCTTAAAGACACAGGATGTCAGATAGCTTAATGGTCATAATTAAATTGACCCTTGAGGAATTAGAGCACTCGCAAGAGATGGTGTGGGTTCGATTCCCACTCTGACGACAACTAATTTTTAACTTAGCCTCAGAGGTTAATGATTGGTATAAATAGACTGAGGCAAACAATAAATTTAAACACTATGGCACAAGATGAAAAAATCTTTGCAGACGGATTCTCATTTAAGAGAAACGAAAAGGCACCTGACTTTGTAGTTGGGAGATTATCAATGAAGGTAGACGAAGCGGTAGCTTTCGTCAGACAGCACGAGAAAGGTGGATGGGTTAACTTAAACATTAAGACTGCACGTAGTGGCAATCATTATGTTGAGTTAGATACCTACGAGCCGACTGCTCAGAGTGGTATGAAACCACAATCAGAGAAGCCTGCTACTCCAAAACAAAAGGCACCTCAACCTGAGGTAGCTGAGGATGAAGATGGCGAACTTCCATTTTAGAATTAACACCCATTTAGAAAACAAAGATTGGGGGAGTGAAAACTTCCCCTTTTTTTACCTCTAATGCGTGACGAAAATGTCGATGTGTTTTCCATATATTCTCTATAGGTGTTTTTATATTCTTTATTATTTTTTTAAATTAATAATAGAACTTAAAATCGACATAATCGACATAGTAGTTAGTAATCAGATAGTTAGATAGTTAAAACCGACATAAAACCGACATAAGATGGTACATAATGTGACAATATTCCAAAATATTAGAGATACTGACACCCCATTCTTTCGAGATGTACACGTTATACTCGATAGAATCAAGGAGGGAGCCGGTGCTACTAAGGACTTGGTGAAAAGAATAAGGTTAGAGAAGAGTAAACCTGAGAGACAAGAGTTGAAGAAGGGTCTACCGGCAATATGTTTCAGTGGCACGTTCAACAAGAGAACAGATATATCCTTGATAGAGCATTCAGGATTGATATGTTTAGATTTCGATGGCTATACCAAACAGAAAGAGTTGTTGCACGACAAGGAGAACTTATCAAAGAACAAATATGTGTTCTCGGTATTCATTTCCCCTTCGGGTAATGGGTTAAAAGTACTCGTTAAGATTCCGGCAGATGCAGAGAACCACACGATGTACTTCAATAGCTTAGAAAAGTACTTTAATTCGGCTTATTTCGACAAGACGAGCAAGAACCTCAGCCGAGTGTGTTACGAGTCATATGACCCTCTAATTGCGATTAATGAGAATAGTAGTATTTGGGATACGATTGAGGAACCTGAGTACACTGAGGTGAGCAAGACAAGAGACAAGGCAACCATCCCTATCACGGATGAGAATAAGATTGTGGAGATACTTGTTAAGTGGTGGGAGAAAAAGTATCCTATGAGCGAGGGTCAACGTAATACCAATACATACGTTCTTGCGATGGCATTCAATGACTTTGGTATCAACAAGAGCCTTGCGTCTTATGTACTAAACCAATTTGCATCGGAGGACTTCACGCTAAGAGAGATTGGAATAACAATTGACTCAGCGTATAGGCACACGACAAACTTCGGTACTAAGTACTATGAGGATGAGGAACGCATTAATACCATCAAAGCAAAGCTGATGAGAGGTGTCTCAAAAAAAGAGATTCGCATCCAATTGCAAGACTCCAACTTGGATAGCGAGACTATCGAATCGGTACTTAACAAGGTTGAGGAAGAGAATGCAATGCAAACCTTTTGGGATAGAAACGATAGAGGGGTCATCAAGGTGGTACATATACACCTAAAGCAGTTCTTAGAAGACAATGGGTTTTACAAGTACTGCCCTGAGGGGGGAAAGAATTACATATTCGTGAAGGTTACTAATAATTTAATTGACCACACGTCTGACAAAGAGATTAAGGACTTCGTGCTTACGCACTTGTTAGAGTTGGACGACATCGGAGTATACAATTACTTCGCTGACAACACACGATTCTTTAGGGAAGAGTTTTTGTCTATGCTATCAACGATAGAGATTTATTTCATCGCTGATACCAAGAGTGCATCGTACTTGTACTACAAGAATTGTGCTGTGAAGATTACAAAGGATGGGATAACAACGCTCGACTACTTGGACTTAGGAGGATACGTGTGGAAAGACCACGTGATAGATAGGAACTTCAACATATGTAGTGTTACTGAGAGTTGCGACTTCAAAAAGTTTGTGAGCAACATTAATGGTGGAGATGAGCAGAGAGTTAAGTCAATGGAGAGTACGCTTGGATTTCTAATGCACGGGTATAAGAACTTATCTTTTTGTCCGGCTATTATCTTGAACGATGAGGTTATTAGCGACAATCCGGAGGGAGGAACAGGTAAGGGACTTCTTATGAATGCACTAAGTAAGATGAAGAAATTAGTTGTGATTGATGGTAAGTCATTTGCTTTCGAGCGTAGCTTCGCTTATCAGTTGGTGTCAGCAGACACGCAGATACTTTGCTTTGATGATGTTAGAAAACATTTTGACTTCGAGCGACTCTTCAGTGTTGTCACTGAAGGGTTAACTCTTGAGAAGAAAAATAAGGACGCAATAAAAATTCCATTTAGTCGTTCTCCTAAGATAGCTATCACTACGAACTACGCAATTAAGGGAGCCGGCAATTCATTCGCAAGAAGAAAGTGGGAGTTGGAACTTCATCAGTATTATACCAAAGAGTACACTCCGCTTGATGAGTTTGGAAAGTTAATGTTTGGTGATTGGAACGATGAGGATTGGTGTGAGTTTGATAACTATATGATTGGTTGTTTAACGAACTATATAAAGACCGGACTTGTCAAGAGTAAATTTGTGAACCTTAAGATTCGTCAGTTGTCAGCAGAGACTTGCCACGAGTTTATTGAGTGGTGTGGACTTGTTGATACGCATCAGAACAGAGAGGTGATGTTACAGATGGACACGAGACTTTACAAGAACGAGTTGTATTCTAACTTTGTGGACGAGTATCCTGACTATGGACCGAGAGGTAGGATGAGTGTAAGTAGAACTAAGTTCTACAAGTGGCTTATCGCTTTTGGTATTTACAAAGTTGGGTCAATGCCACAGGAGGATAGAGACCAACAGGGAAGATGGATAATTATTAAAAGCAAACCTGAGGGGCTTGAGGAAGCACCTTTTTAATTAAAAATTATGATAGAACGTACTTCAGGATATGACAACAAGGCAATGTGGGAATACTGCGAGACACTGAAAAATGTTGTGACTCAAACCAAAGAGGTAAAGTCAGGCAGAGGTAAAGCAGTAGAGATTAGAAAGGTTTTAAAGTATAACACTGATATGCAAACAATAGCAAACATCATAGATAGTGCTACGCATTACAGAGAGTTATACGAATCAGAAGAGAAAGGAGAGATAGTACTTAGGGACTATCAAGTTGATATTGTTAATAGAGGATATACTATAATTAGTACATATCGATTCTTGTATCTTGCTATGGAGGTGCGTACCGGTAAGACGCTAACAAGCCTTGCAATAGCAAAGCTGTGTGGTGTTGAGAATGTGTTGTTCATTACAAAAAAGAAAGCAATTAGTTCAATTGAAGCCGACTACACTGCGTTAAACACAAACTACCACCTACGTGTCATCAACTATGAAAGCCTACACCTCGTTATGAACGACAAGAAATGGGACATCGTTATTTGTGATGAAGCACATTGTATGGGTGCGTTTCCTAAGCCAAGTGGACGTGCGGAGTTGGTAAGCCAAGTGGTGAGAGTTTATAAGACTATGGTTATTTTATTGTCAGGTACACCAACGCCTGAGTCTTACTCGCAGATGTACCATCAAGTATGCTTCCTTCCAACAAATCCATTTAGGGAGTTTAGGAACTTCTATAGATTCTCTGACGTACACGTTGACGTAAAACAAAAAAAGATTAATGGACTATTCATAAAAGATTATAGTCACGGCAGAGACTCTATCCTTAAACTGATGGAGCCGTATACTATTAACTACACACAAGCAGAGGCAGGCTTTAATTCAGAGACCACTGAAGAGGTGTTAGAGGTTGAGATGAGTGAGTTGACTTATAAAATTATAAAAAAATTAAAGAAAGATTTGGTTGTAGAAGGAAAAGAAAATATAATTTTAGCAGACACTCCCGTTAAATTGATGATGAAAGTGCATCAGTTGTGCAGTGGTACTATTAAGTTTGAGAACGGAGACTCAATGATAATAGACTTAAGCAAGGCTGAGTTTATAAAGAAAAGATTTAAAGGTTGTAAGATTGGTATATTCTATAAGTTCAAAGAAGAGTTGAATGCATTATGTCAAGTTTTTGGTGAAGAAAACTTGACAACAGAGTTAAGTGTCTTTGAGGACACCGATAAAAGCATAGCATTACAGATTGTGAGTGGGCGTGAGGGTATCAGTCTAAAGCAAGCAAAGTATTTGGTTTACTACAACATTGACTTCAGTGCTACAAGTTATTGGCAGAGCAAAGACCGGATGACAACAAAGGAGAGACTTGAGAATCAGATATATTGGATTTTCTCTAAGGGTGGTATTGAATATGATATATACAAGGCTGTAACGAAGAAAAAAGATTATACTCTAAAGCATTTTGAAAAAACACTAATTTTGTAGTATGAAAATAAAAGACCAATTGGCTTTAGAGTACATATCTAAATTCCCATCAATCAGTAAAAGTTCGATAGCTGCCAAACTTTATAACGACCACCCACACGTATTTGGAGACATAGAGGATGCAAGAACAAAGATAAGAAGATTGACAGGAGCCTCAGGAGTAGGTTCATCAAGAAAAATAAACATACCTCATACTCCTGACTTGCCACCAACAAGGATGACTAATAGGGAGTTTGTTGACTTGCCAATAAGTAGTAACAATATTTTATGGATGAGCGACATCCATATCCCCAATCAAGACAATGAAGCTATCAAGTTAGCCATTGATTATGGGATTAAAAATAAAGTCAACTGCATTGTGTTGGGAGGTGATGTGTTGGACAATACACCATTCACTAATCACGACGCACCTCCCCCATCAGCGGATGACGTAGTAGAGTGGTTTGAATATTGTCAAATATTTCTTTCTCATTTAAGGACTAAGTTCCCTAAGGCACACATCATTTGGATAGAAGGAAACCACGACAATTGGTACGTTAGGTACCTAATGAAGAAAGCACCAATGCTTTTCAATGACGACTACTTCAGACTACCACAGAGGCTTGACCTTAAAAAGTATAATATAGACTTTTATGAACAGCAGGTAGTAGTAAGAGCGGGTAAGTTGCATATGCTACACGGACACACAATAGTAAGAGGGTTTATGGCACCGGTAAACGCTGCACGTGGCGTGTTTATGAGAGCAAAGAGTTCGATGATAATAGGTCACGTTCACTCTACCTCTAATCACTCGGAAACCAATATAAAGGAAGAGCCTATATCTTGTTGGAGTACGGGATGTCTTTGTACACTTGCACCTGACTACGACCCTCACAATACTAAACATAACTTAGGGTTTGCACACATATTGGTTGAGCAGAGCGGGGACTTCGAGGTGATTAATAAAAGAATAATCAATAATAAAATACATTAAGAATTGTAAGAAAATGAATTTAGCAGAACAAGAAGAGTGGCTTGTAAAAAAGCTACAAGAACTTTATAAAATAGAGGACGATTTAAAAAAAAACTAGCAAAGGTAAGAGG